CAAGTACGCCTAACGGATAATATTATTTAATCGTTTGTAACAGCGCACAAGGTAATGGGGATTTCAAAGGTTAATGCGTCAAGTATGGTAACACCAAAAGCCTGTAATACCTCTGCGATAGCTTTGACAAAATTTGTAATCGTGCTTAATACGAAATTCTTTAGGAATACTAACATTTGGTTTAACATACGCATCAAATCTATTTCTGGAAAATTGGTATTTGGGTTCCATGTGGGAAAACTAAAATTAAAGAGTTTACCAAAAGGTCCAAATGTAAAGTCTTTGATTACCGCAACAATTTCCTCAATGGTAACGGATGCTTTGTTATATACACTTTTTGCAAAGTTAACCAGTGACTCGTATATATCATTAATCGATGGAACATTGGTTAAGAAGTCTCCAATAACTCCTAGTATAGCATTCTGTACTCTTTCGATAAGCTGACTTAATGTAGGTGGAGTAGAATGAAGTGCTTCCCAAAGTGCCACTCCTTGTGAACAAAGTGCAATTACTCTCTTAAATGCTTTGATTAAGTATGCCCACAAACTGTTACAAATAGCCTTGGCAATTTCTACAATTTCAATCTCCGGAACAGAAATATTAAAAGTAAAAGGAAAACGTATTCCTAATGCTCTTAGAATACTTTCTAACTCTTCTCTTGCGTTATAGTACAAATTTATAACATAGTCTTTTATAACGTCAAATAAATTTGGATTAAACAAATCACTAATATGTAGATTGAAAAAAGGAATTGTTAAATCGACAATTCCTAGTCCTAAATCTTTAAGTGCTTCATACAGACTGTACAATGCATTCCAAATAGGTTGGATGTAATATTTCACAAAATAATCATATAAGCGTTCAGCCGCATTTTTTAATTCTGTTACAACATCAATAATACCGAATTCCTTACAGTTTATATGCAAGAACGGAATAGCTACGCTTACTACAGTAAGATTAGGATCCTGCGGTTTAATTAATTGCAGAGTATTATACAAACCTTCCTGGCTAAATGCCGTACGGGGATTGAATGCAATAGAACCGGGTACTGTAATATGTTGTGCCATATACTTATTTAATCAAGCTAATACCAGTAGTACCTTCTAAATACTGATCCGCGGCTTCTTTCTTGCTAGCCACTGCAAAAAACACATGATTTCTGCTCAGGGTAACTCTATCGTTACTGCCTAAAAAACACCACGGAATCATTCCCAATCCCTGTGCGCCCATAGTAAGAGCTAATGGACGGCTAACTGTAAGCGTATCTGCAGTCTCTTCTTCAAATCGTGCAATGATCTCGTCACCGTTGATTAACTTAACACTAACAACGTCTCCGTTGCTAAAACCTTTATTGATTAACATACGTTTTCCTCTTTAATAATTTCTAACCATGTATGGTCGCCCATATACTTTACCTGCGTCAGATACTCATAGTCTTCTGGAGCACTACTAGACCAATCTTTAGGCCCTGACTGTGTTAGAAGAGTATGGTGTTTTCTTTTATCCCACACTAACCAATACTTATTCCCCATCACTGGCTGGAACTGATAAACTGCGGCATGGACAGCATCTGTCACTTCTAACCTACGCTTAATCTGCTGTGCTTGTTTTTCTAACACAGCAACTAATTCCATAATACGATCGTACTCTTGCTGGGCAAACATCCTAGCATGATTGATCATTAGATCCTTCTGTTTCTCGACAGGGATCATGTCAAACTTAGGACCGCCCGCTTCAGTAGAATAAGGGGTAATGTTCCGATTCAAAAAAGGAATCAGTGCTCCGGTACTAGTACTGTCGTAGCTATTACGCCCCTTCAATAGGTTGGACATATTCCTCTACCATTGGGAATATTGCATAGATGGCTGAGGCACATTCACGAGCAATTTCCATATGTTCTTTTTGCGTTCCATGACCTGTTCGCAGTTCGATAAAGTGGACCCATGAACGTAGGGTACCATTCATATATAAACGACTTTCGATAAGCCCCTCCGGCAATACAGCTCGAGCTTGTTCTTTGGCGATGCCGTTGGCAATGGCCCATTCGTACTCTCGCTTGGCCGCGTAGATAACTCGCTGTTGGGCACGTTCCCATTCGATTGATAACATTTTATCATCTGTAGTGATGCTGTTCTGTCTGTTTGCAGTATCCTGGAGTCGTGCTTCTCGCAATACAAACGACAGGTCTTTAGTAGGGTCAGCATATCGCTGACTGAATTCTTGGAAGCTGAAACTACGATGTCTAAGGATCTGTCGTGCAATATCTCGGGTGGTGGTGATTTCAAGACAGGCTGAGACCATTTCGAGTGGGCTCCAGTGTTGGTGTTTGACCAAGTATCTGATGAGTTTCTCGGCTGTTTCTGTATTGTATTGGTTGGAGGGATTGGACACACGGGCGCAATACGCAATGAGTTCCTGTGCATCTTCGATGCCGTGTGATCTAAATTGTTCAGTGGGCTGACTGTATGAGACAAGTTTAACATTCATTTATTCTTCTTTCTTAGGTAATTGGCAAAGGGCCTCTAATGTTTTATAATGATCGTATGCTTTTTTAAGTGCTTCAAAATGTTCTAGTTTATCTGGGTCCGGTACAAGGATAGCAAGTCGGCGTTCTATCGCTTCTAAGCTCTTGGCGATATCTTTACCACCTACTTTTAGTTTTCCTGCAATGTCAGCATCACCGGAAACACTTATACTAGGTTGAGAACCTACCGTGATATTACCTACGCTGTTACTCCAACTTGCTGTAGAGCCTGTTGATGTTAGATAAGCTGATGAAGGAACAGTTAAACTAGTCCCCCAACTAGAAGTGCTACTAATTGTAATAGTAGCACCGCCTAAGCCTCCAGCATTAACTGGTGAGCTTACTTTTGAGTTCACTGAATCCGCCAATTAGTTCACCATCTAAAAATATCTGTGGGACTGCTCTCGCTGTTGGGACTGCTTCTAATAAATCTTCTTTAGTATATCCATCTCCGATTTTCTTTTCTTCAAATTCAATACCTTTCATTTTTAACAAACCCTTGGCCTGCTCGCAATAAGGGCAGTTATATTTGCTCCATACAATAGCTTTCATTTTATTCCTTATAAATCTGGTAACTCGTCATAGGTTACGTTATCACTCATAACTCCAATAACATAGTTCGTGCTTTCTGTTTCTTGTAATGCACTTTGCTTTTTGTTAATATTCACGTGCTTGTTAAACCACGGAATAGGTGAAGTTCTAGGATGATCCTCTAGATATTTTATACCAATTTCTTTTAGTCGAGTAAATGCAGTAAAGTCTACAAAGTCTTTAAGAATGTTTGCGTTAAGACCAATGACAACACCTTTACTAAAAAGATACTCTGCCCATTCTTTTTCTTCACGAATAACATCTAAGTACATTTGATAAACTTCTTCTTTACATTCTTCCGCGATTGCAATGAAACTAGGATCATCTTTGACTACATTGTTAATTAGCCAAGCTGTCCACTCGGCATGTAAAATCTCGTCCTGTAGGATCAGGCTAATGATATTACCGTTACCGATATAGATCTTGTTCTCAACCATTGCAAGACTTGTGGCAAAAGATACCATGAAGCGTAGTGCTTCTAAGGCATAGCTGGCATTCAGTGCTAGCCAAATTGCACGTTTATGTTCGTGTAGGTCAACTTCAACTCCGCACTCTTTTTTACAGTTCAACTGATGCAGGTCTTCATAGTAACGACCAATATTAGCCGCCATCTCTACGATTTCTTTTGTATCGTGGATCTTGTTAAACTCTTCCTTAGGCACACCATAGACATTACGAATAATGTGTGAATATGATTTTGAGTGGATGTTAGTTTCAAAGAAACTCCAATTACTTACTAGTGCTTCAAGTTCTGGGATTGAAATAACTGGGCTGAATACTTGGCTAGGCGCACGACCTTGAATACTATCTAGTGCTGTTTGGCGTAGTAGGTTGCTGGTAAAGATATGTTTAACCGCATCACTTGCATCTTTATGGTCGATCTTGTCTTTGGTAAGACTGATCTCTTCTGGTACCCAAAAGAATCCACGTGCTAGTTCTTCAAACTTGGCAATCTTAGGATACTTGACTTCTTCAAATCGTTGTACAGTTACAGGACCTTCTGGATCCAAAAACATGTGACGTTTTAAATAATTCGTTTGTTTTGATATGTCGTATTGATGTTTACTCATTTGTGTGTCTCTTTTTATAATCGGCTACAGCCGCTTTGATCGCATCTTCCGCAAGTATACTGCAATGAATCTTGACTGGCGGTAATGCGAGTTCTTCCGCAATCTCACTATTCTTAATGCTTCCTGCTTGCTCCAGCGTTTTGCCCTTGACCCATTCAGTGACGAGCGAACTGCTAGCGATTGCAGAGCCACATCCGTAA